GGTGGCCCTTCACCCGCGTTGATGGTAAAGTGCTTGAGTCTTTACATCGTAAACATATAAAATCCAACCCCCCACCAACCATCTTCGACACCGCAGAGGAAGCATTCCTATGATCCCCACATCCAACCAACTCCCCCTTTTCAAAGACGACTGGACCATTGAGGAAGAAGAAGCTATGCGCAACATAAAAGCAACCGCCGATGACATGCAGGTGGGTGGCAACCACTACAAAGAGATGAACCCGCAGCCGTGGGAAGTCATGGAAGCCCTGCTCACACCCGAAGAATTCCGGGGGTTCCTCAAAGGCAACATGATCAAGTACGCCATGCGCCAAGGCAAGAAGGACAGCCCCGATGCTGGCAAGTACTGGCACTACATGAAGAAGCTCAAGGAAGTCGAGGCCTGACATGGCAAAGACCCCCGAAGCCAAGGTCAAGAAGCGGGTCCGCGAAATACTTGATGACTTCTGTTCAGCCAACGCGGGCTATTACTTCTTCCCGCCCGCCAACGGCTACGGTAGGCAAGGCATCCCTGATGTGATCTGCTGCATTCAGGGCAGGTTCGTAGCCATCGAGTGCAAAGCCAATGGTGGTGTGCCCACCGCGTTACAGCTACGCGAGATGGATAAGATCACCAAGGGTGGTGGGCTGAGCTTCATCATCGACGAGGACACTCTCGACAAACTCAAAGCATACCTATTACTCATAAAGGAAAGGCAATCATGACTGACAACAAAACATTCGTGGACCTTGTGCTGGAGCGCATGGACACCAACCCAGAAGAGTTCATCGAGGGCACCCCGAAGTTCCGTTGGGATTCTTTGACACACGCCTTGCGGGCATCAGGTATCGGCCCCCAAAGTCACTCTCTCTCGGTATCTACCTACAACAACGATGTCTTGTGGGCGTTGAATGAAGACGAGATCAGAGCGCTGGGTGTTAAGTACCGAGAGGTTTACCGCGAGTTCCTGCGCCGTGAGTTCGTCAAGAACATCATGGATGAGCCCAACACCTTGAACCCCCGTAGCAGTCCAAGCGTTTATATCGGCCAAGGGAACCTCGCTACCAAGGGCATCCAAAAACCCCCAACGATACTGACTACCACCGCGATGCGTGAGCAAGCAGAAATGGCGCTGCAACGCGCCATAGACAGGGAAGCCCGGGAAGGTAATTGGGGGGCAGTGAGTTCGGTGGGGGGCTCCACATGAACCTCATCACCATCGATTTTGAAACGTACTATGACCCGGAGTTCAGCCTGACAAAGATCAGCACTGAGGAGTACATTCGGGCCGATAACTTCCAAGTAATCGGGTTTGCATACAAGATCAACGACGGCCCTACCCACTGGGTGACAGGCACTGACGATCACATAGAGCAAATGCTGCGCAGGCTGCCGTGGAAGACATCGTTTGTGCTGGCCCACAACACCATGTTCGATGGCGCGATCTTGGCATGGCGCTATGACGTTAACCCGAAGGGCTGGCTCGATACGCTGAGCATGGGGCGGGCGCTGCATGGTGTGGAGGCTGGTGGCTCACTCAAGGCCATGGCTGAGCGCTACGGCGTAGGAGAGAAGGGCAGCGAGGTGCATAGCTTCGTCGGGTATAAACGCGGCTCATTCTCCGCTGGGCAGCTTGAGGCATACGGGCGCTACTGTGCCAACGACGTTGAGCTGACCCACCTCATCTTCCACAAGATGATGGCGCAGAACTTCCCCTTGAGCGAACTCAAGCTCATCGACCTGACCCTACGGATGTTCACGCACCCCGTGCTGGAGCTGGATGGGCGGCTGCTGGAAAAGCATCTGGAGGAAGTATCCACAGCCAAGCAAGCGCATCTGGTCGGGGCCCTGCAAGCCATCGGCCACAAAGAGCTTGCGGTCAAGCAGATCATCGGTGATGAGAAGATGAAGGCCGAGGTGCGCTCGGTGCTCATGAGCAACCCCAAGTTTGCAGAGATGCTCAAAAGCTTGGGGGTGAAGCCGCCCAAGAAGATCAGCATGGCCACAGGCAGGGAGACCTTCGCCTTTGCCAAGAGCGATGAGGCGTTCAAGAAGCTGCTGGAGCATGAGGATACCCGTGTGCAGGCGCTCTCCGCTGCCCGGATAGGTACCAAGTCCACCCTGGAGGAAACGCGCACCCAGCGGTTCATTGACCTGTCGCGCAGGGGCAAGTTCCCCGTGCCCTTGAAGTACTACGCTGCCCACACAGGGCGCTGGGGTGGATCGGACTCCATCAACCTGCAAAACCTACCCAGCCGGGGAGCCAACGCAGGCAAGCTCAAGAAGGCGATCCTAGCCCCCGAGGGCTACACGTTCATCGATGCTGACTCCTCACAGATCGAGGCGCGGACCTTAGCATGGGAGGCAGAGCAGGACGATCTGGTGCAGGCGTTTGCCAATGGTGAGGATGTCTACAAGATCATGGCATCGTCTATCTACCACAAGACTACCGGAGGGGTCACAGCCCCCGAACGATTCGTTGGCAAGACCACAATTTTGGGCGCAGGCTATGGTATGGGAGGCCCTAAGTTCAGGGCCCAACTCAAGACGTTTGGCACGGATGTGGATGAGGAAGAAGCCAAGCGGATCATCACCACCTATCGGGCGGCGTACCCCAAGATACCGTATCTATGGCAGATGTCCCATGAAGCCTTGCGCTGCATGGTGCGGGGGATGACCATGACCCTGTGCCGCGATAAGCTGCTGACCATTGAGCCGAACGGCATCAAGCTGCCCAACGGGCTGTACATCCACTACAAGGGCCTGCGGGAGGTAGCTGATGAGCAGGGTAAGCGGCAGTTCGTGTATGACACGCGCGCAGGCCAGACAAAAATTTATGGTGGCAAGGTCGTCGAGAACTTTACACAGGCCGTGGCCCGCTGTATCATCGGTGAGCAAATGTTGAAAATCGCCAAGCGGTACAGGGTTGTCCTTACCGTTCATGACGCCATCGGGATCATCGCCCGGGAGGCTGAGGCAGAAGAAGCGCGGGCCTACGTGGAATCCTGTATGCGCTGGGTTCCGTCATGGGCTGAAGGTTTGCCGGTCAACTGTGAGAGCGGCATGGGTAAAAGTTATGGAGACTGTTAATGGATAACGAAATTCTGGTTGATTACGCCTATCCAGCCATGATGGCTGAGCGGTCGTTGAAGGACATGCACAACGCCATGCTGGACCGCAAGTTTGAGACTGCCTACAGCTACGCCCTGAAAGCCTTGGTGGAGGTCAAACTGGTTATGAACGCGATATACCACGCCATCGAAGTGGAACAGAAATGAACAAGATCCCGGCATGGTCCTTCAGCGGACTCAAGACGTTTACCACCTGCCCAAAGAAGTTTTATCACACCAAGGTTGCCAAGGATGTGAAGGAGCCCGAGGGCGAAGCCGCCCTGTACGGCAAGGAGGTACACGCCGCCGCTGAGAACTATGTCAAGGATGGAACGGCAATTCCTGAGAAGTTCATCTTCATCAAAGAGCCGCTCGATACCCTGATGAAAATCCCGGGCGAAAAGCTCTGTGAGTTTAAGATGGCACTGACCGAGAAGCTGGAGCCGTGCAGCTTCTTTGCCAAAGACTGCTGGTTCCGAGGAGTAGCTGACCTGCTCATCATCAACCGCGAGAAGGGCACTGCCCGGGTGGTGGATTACAAGCTGGGCAACTCCAAGTACGCCGACCTGGGGCAGCTTGAGCTGATGTCGCTGGCCATCTTCAAGACGTTTCCAGAGGTCAAGAAAGTCAAGGGTGCCTTGCTGTTCCTAGCTGAAGGTAAGCTGGTACCATCTGTTTACGAGGCAGAGCAGCAGCACCGTTACTGGGGCAACTGGATGCCTACTGTCACCATGCTGGAGGGTGCATACAGCTCCGGCATCTGGAATGCCCGCCCCAACGGGCTGTGTAAAAACTATTGCTGGGTGACCGAATGCACCCACTGCGGAAGGAAATAGCATGCCTTACGTGAACAAGCCCCGTCCTTACAAGAAGGAATATAAACAGCAGATCGCCCGTGGTGAGGACGAGGCCAAGGGCCGCCGTGCCCGGGAACGTGCCCGTGATCTGTATGACCGCGAAGGCATCGACCGGGACGGCAAGGACATTGACCACAAGGTGCCGCTCAGCAAAGGCGGCAGCGCTGGCAAGAGCAACCTACAGCTCAAGACACCGTCAAAGAACAGATCGTTCAGCCGCAACAGTGATCACACTGTCAAGGTGAACAAGCCAAAGAAGTAAGTTTGACATAGTACGTAGCCCGTAATGCGTGAGTGGGGCTATGGGGGCGCAGTAGCATAACCCTTTAACCGCGCAAAGCACTGACGACCTAGCTTCCCTTTCAAGGCCGGGCTGTGCTGGACACCCCGGAAAGAC